CCCACATCCGGACGGCCATTTGTGGACGGATCGTGCTGTAGCCATACAGAACGTCAATACGGCAAGGCATACGGTCGTTGTTGATGTCGTACTGACGAACAACGCGCAAGCTGATGCCGTTATGCACCTGACGCGAAGCCATATCTACGCCCTGTGGGAGCAGAAGGTCGGCGGTTGCGAAGGTGATAGCGTCCTTGTGGTATACAAGGTTCTGAGCGTACTGTGTGGACGCCGCGCCGACGAACACAATTGCCTTGCTGTTGGCAGGCAGTGTGTTGACGGTGGCGAGAGCGTGGTTAGCCGAGTAGATCGGTGCAACAGTGATGTTGCCTGCGCCAGAAGCGTTGAGCGTGACATCAGCCAACGCAACGAACTGGAACAACGAACCTGTGCTTTCACGCGTCTGCGGGTTGACTGAGAAGCAGTCAGCGACTGTGAACACGTCACCAGCCTTGACAGTTGCAGCGTTACCTGCGCCAGTGATGGCGACGGTTGTTGCACCTTCAGTGGTGATTGCAGCCGAAGTCGTGCCGCCAGTTGCAGTACGCGAACCAGTGGTGAACTGCTTGATGGACTGCGACATATTGATTTCGTCGAAACCAAGTACGCCTGTACCCATCATGCCGTTCTTGAACTGCTTGCTGATCGTGTCGGTTGGGTTGAATAGACCCTTCAGACCTTCAACCAAACCAGCGTTAGCTGCTGGGTTGACGGTGGCGTAGCGTGGCGACATCACCGCAGCGTTTTCGTTCAGCTTCTGCTGTGCAGCAAGAAGAACTGCCGAAGTGCCGGGAGTTGTGCCGGGCGTGCCGACCGAGTTACCGATGGTCGCATACGCGTTTGCAACGTCAGCGTCGATGCTGGAAGCAAGCTGCGAGATACGTGGCTTGAGAACGCGCTCTGCGAAATCGTCAAGCTGCATGGTCAATTCAGCAGATGTGAAGTTGACGCCGATGTGCTTCTGGTTGGCAACGGTCAGCGTTGTGAACTGTTCGTTGTCGTCCTGTACCTGAAGGGCTGCGCCATCAGTTACAAGCGCACGGTCTGGAAGACGGATACGCAGAGTTGAGCCAATTTTAGCACCTTCAACAGCGAAGCTGTCGTCGTACTGGCGGTTTACGTTACGTGTGAGTACGAGGTTGTTCTCCAGAATTTCCAGAGCCTTCCGCGTAATCATGTCAATTGTTAAAATCGAGTTAGACATGGTAATAATCCCAAATTATCTGTTGCGTTGTGCCTCGTACTTCTTGATCTGTCGCAACCGTTCGGCTTCGATCCATTCCGACGTACTCATCGACTTAGTCGAGCGAGGGTCGGTGGTGTCGTACTGGTTTGACCCAGAAGAACGAGCAGTGACAGGCGCAATTGGTGCCGGGGCGGTTGAGGTTTTTTTAACCGGCGGATTTGAAGCCAATGAAGCCTCAAGTTTTCCAATTTCTTTTGCCTGCAAAATTGGCGCTAGGCGGGCGATACGATCAGCTTCTTTCGGATTTGAGCCGAGGTAGTATAGAACGTCTGGGCCTGCTTCTGACGCTTGGATGCTTTGCGCCATGAAATCCGTAATTGGAAGGTTGGGGTTGTATGCGACTTGTTCAAAGTCATCATACTTGTCCCGCGCCGCTTCCTCACGGTCATGGTAGGCATCCTGCATTTCAGATTGCTGCCGTGCGGTTTCCCGCCGCGCCAACAATTCTTCGGCTTTACGTTCGGCCAAAACCTCTGCGTAATCCTCATAAGTCTCAAATTGTTCAGGGGTTATGTCATGCACCGCTTGTTGGCGGGCCTGCATTTCCTCTGCTTTTTGAGCCTGTTCGCGCTCCCATTTGCGCTGTTCTCTTGCGAGGCGCTTGCCAACAATTGCATCAAGTTCTTCTTGTGTGAAGGACTTATTTGCTTCCTGTTCGACAGGCGTTTCCGGCGTCGTGTTTTCTACAGGCTCGATTGCTGCCGTGGCTTCGAGTTCTGGCGCGGAGGCATCCGCTACGTTGGGGACTGTTTCGTCCATGTTTAACTCCTATGGAGTTCCTGATGTGCCGCACCAGTACGGTTAATGGTCAAACTACAGTAAATTATATAGCTTGACAATATGCTTGCGTTTCTTCGTCCCAGTAATAGGCTTTGCCGTCGTCCGGCATCGCAACTGGGGCCACCCATAGGCAGGTTGCTTCATCAAGCGACCATGAAGGGAACGGCTGCGGCGCTATAAAAGCATCGCGCGCTGCGTCGTATGTGAAGCCGACGCCAGCATAATTCATACGCAGCGGGCGTCCTTCTGGATGCTTACCGCCGTATGTGTTGTATGATGTCTGCACCCAAAGCGCAGGATCGCCGAATGCGCCTGTGTCAATGACATCCTGCTCAATAACCAGAACTTCGGTGACAATGCCGTCGATGACTTTTGCAAAATGTGCCACGCTAAATCCTTACCAAGTAATCGTGCCAGAGGAGTTAAACACATAAACCGTGTTTAATCCAACGGTGGTTATGGTGGGGGACCCTGTGGTTGAAGTCGCGGCTACGGGGGTGCGTATGATAACTACACCAGAACCGCCGGAGCCGCCGCCGGTAAACCCGCCGCCGCCGCCGCCGCCAGTGTTTGCAGTCCCCGGCAAGCCAAAATACAGGCTGGGGTTATTGTCGGTCCCGCCGTCGCCGCCGCCGCCGTTGCCGCCAGTATACCGCGTTGCGCTTGTCGGTCTAGCGCCAGCGCCGCCGCCCCCACGGAACACCGAAGTCCCAGTAATACTCGAAGCGAGACCAGCACCCCCATTACCGTTGCCTTGCGAGAATGGAGAATTACCCACCGCGCCGGCGCCGCCGCCGCCAGCCGCTTGGCCTGAAGAAGGCCCTGCATTTACGTTACCGCCCGCATTACCTTGACCTGCCGTGCCTGCTGCGCCGTTGTTTGCAGGCACAGCCGAACCTGTACCGCTGTATGATCCGCCGCCACCAGAACCGCCGACAAGTGCGCTTACGTTTGTACTGTGCGCGCTTGCGCCGCCGCCTATAGCGGTTATTGAAAGCGGAGCGGCAATTGTTGAGTTAGACCCAGAAACAGAAGCGCCGCCGCCTCCTGCGCCGCCGGCGCCAACAGTAATTGTAAGCGTGCCGGGCGCAGTAAACAGTTCCGTGCCTGTTAAGTACCCGCCAGCACCGCCGCCGCCAGTATACACTGATCCGGAACCAGCGCCGCCTGCAACGACTAAATACTGAATGTTAAAAGGTCCGACAGGCGCAGCAGCGCCGCTCCGCGTAGACAGCGCAGTAGAGGCTCTTAAACCTATACCTATGCCATTACGGACGGGGACGCCAAAACTCATCGTATATTAATCGGCTTTGCGTACATCGTGCCGCCGGCGCTGATCTGGATAGCACTGACGCGCCATGTGCCGCCGTTGCCGCCAGCATCGCCGGGTTGTGGTACGTAAATCGGTACAGGTGTGTTAGCTGGCAGCGGCGTATCAGCCGTTGTAGCTGTGGCGCTGTTGCCTACGCGAATGTACGCGTCAGATGTACACCACACCAGCACGCCTTGCGGGCCAGCATTCCAGCCAGTTACCGAACCGGCGGTGCCAGTGTAAGCTACGCTTTGTGTAGCAAAACCGGCGTCATTAAGAGGGCGTAGAATTTCCATATGTCGCGTCCTTATGCGAGAAATTTAAGTTTATACAGCGTGCTGTAATACAGACCAAAAATCTCGTCGATAATGTTCTGGAGTGGGGTACACTCCTTATCGACGACTTTATACCGCATTTCCATCAGTTCGTCTACTTGACCTTCAAGAAACTCGACAATGTTGTTTGTCTTCTTAGCCGACATAAGCGAAATAGGGCCGATAAGGCCGTATTTGCCCTGATAGGCTTCTGCAAATTTATCCGCCAAGTCGATCACTTCATCGTAGAAAGTGTTCAGGGCGGAGTGCTTGGCAAAGCTGCGCGTGTTCAAGTGCGTCGAATGGGCCACATCGCGCGCCAGAAACAGAGTACCTATAAAGTCAGCGCAGCTCATGCCGTTATTCCTTCGGGCCATACGATGTTAAATGGATTAGCTTGGCTGGTTATGTCGCGCAAGGCTTGACGGTATACAGCCCATGCAGCCGCGTCTGCCGAAGCGTCAGGCAACTGCGTCCAATCGCAGGCAGCCAGCAGCTTGTTACGTTCAGCGCGAACGACAGCCCACTGGGCGTGAACCTTTGCGGCTGACGCGTCTGCGTCAAGGTCGGACACGATGTAATTCTGCGTCCAAACGCCATCAATCAGAATTGCTGGGCCTTCCTCGCGGACTTGCGTTGCGGGGTCAAAATAAGGCGGCGTCACGATCTGCTTCTTGTGTACGCCGAAATGCGCGGCCTGCTCAGGTGTCAGCCCGCTAACGTAGCAATAGTTGTTCTCATCCCACTGCGTCGGCTCTGCATCAAAGATGTGCCGTATAAAGGTGTCGCCTTGGGCTTGGACATACCACATTATTCTGCTTCCTTTGCTTCCCGCTTGGCGGTTACACGTACAACAGCCGCGTCGTATGCGGCTTGGTCTTCGATCTGTTCTTTGAGCGCCGCCATGATGGCTTCCACGTTGCCCATCTGCTTGCGTGTGGCGTCGAGACGTTCTGCTACGTTGGCCGCAAACTCGTTGTCTGTGGCGTTTGCCAACAGATGCTCAAAGTTCTTGCGGTCAAAGTCGTAATGAAAATGCTCAATCTCGCGTGCGTACATGGCATCGGCAAGCGTGTCGTATTTGTAATCGTCGCTGAGTTGTGTGTAGATCATGTAATATCTTTCTTAAAATGATGCGTTAAATGCGACACTGAAGCCGTTACCCGCTGGCGCGCCAGTGCTGGGGTCCGAATACTTATCTCCGAAGCCCCCCGCGCCCCACCTATATGCTGTGATAAACGGAAATGATACGTGTGCTACCGCAATTGCCTCGCCAGTAGGTGAAAACGCGACGCCCCTACTAGCTCCTGCGGGCAACGTTGCCGGATCGGAATATTTAACTCCAAAACCTGAACCACTCCACGGATACGCATTTACGAAAGGTGAGGCGTTAAACGTCACTGCTATTGCGTCGCTTGCTGGGCTAAACGCTACGTTGTACCCAGTGCCCGCCGGTAGCGTAGCTGGGTTTGCGTACTTAGTGCCGAAGCCCGCGCCACTCCAAGGGTAGGTGGTAATGAAGGGTGAAGTGGCGTGCGCTACTGCTATTGCGTTTCCTGCGGGTGAAAACGCTACGCCATTGCCGTCTCCGGCGGGCAATGTAGCTGGGTTGGTATATTTAGTACCAAAGCCAGTGCTACTACTCCAAGGGTATGCCGTTACAAACGGTGAACCTAAGTGCGCTACTGCAATAGAAGTTCCATCGGGAGAAAAAGCTACACTATAACCTTGGTTTGTTGGTAGCGTAGCTGGGTTTGCGTACTTAGTGCCGAAGCCAAGGGCGTTAGTCCAAGGGTACACTAGACTAAAAGGTGTGGTTAGAGTAGCTACGGCGACAGCGTCGCCCGCAGGGCTAAATGCTACACTCATGCCGAAACTAGGCGGTAGCGTCGCTGGGTTAGTATATTTAGTGCCAAACCCGTTGGCGCTCCAAGGGTATGCTAAGATATACGGAGTGCCTTCACTCCCTACAGCTATTGTGTCGCCCGCTGGGCTAAACGCTACGCCGTACCCGACGCCTGTAGGTAGCGTAGCTGGGTTTGCGTACTTAGTGCCGAAGCCAAGGGCGTTAGTCCAACCATACGCGGTCACCCACGGAGATGTTGAGTGACCGATTGCAATCTGAAAACGGCTTCGTATATCTTGCTGAAAAAGATAATTAGCCATCCATTTTGTTGCGGAGACTTTAATGCACATAAGAGTATTGTTTGGGGGAACAACTTGAGTGCCTAATATGCCATCGCCGTTTACTAGCGTATCGCTAGTGATCGCCACATTAACTTGAGTACCGCTGTTCTCTACCGTGAACAACACCACTGTGCCGATGGGAAACGCAACGCTAGAGTTTGCGGGTATAGTAAAGGTGCGGACGTTAGCGTCAGACGCAGGGTGGAATATTTGCTTGCCAGCATCACTTAAAACCAGCGTGTAGTTTGTTGATTGGCTATTTTGCGGGTATGCCACTGCGCTTACTGGAAGCGCGCTGGATGTCCAGCCTGTGCCGTTGCTGGTCAGGACGTTACCGGAAGTGCCGGGCGACGTTAAGCCAGTGCCGCCGTTTGCGGCAGGCACGGTAGTAACAGCCAACGTGCCGCCAGATATTGACAAGGCAGTGCCGATGCTAAGTTCTTCAGCGGCGCCTGTGCCAGCCGTAGCGCGGCCTAGCACCTTATTGGTCGCAAGCGTCAACTCATGCTCTTCGTTCCAGTTGGACGGCTGGACAATCGTTACGTCGCTGCTGTCAGCTTTAGCGGATTGAAAGGTATGTTTGAGGCTTACGGTCATTCCATCATTCCTTCAGGCGGCATCGGAGGCTGCTGTGGCATACCGCCCATTTCTGGCATTGGTTGCTGTTGAGGCATTTCTTCGTTTATCATGGGCTGTTCACGCATCTCTGGTGAGCCGCCGATCAAGTCGCCTGTATCCAGTGCGCCTGCAATCGTACCCATGACAATATCCTGAATTTGCTCAGGAGTCATGCTATTTTGTACAGCCGTAATACGTTTTGTCTCAGCATCGTAAGCGTCTACTTGCGCTTTATATTCCTTAATGTCTACTTCGCGCTGTGCGACGCTGTCCTGAACGTTTTCGATGATGGTGGTCATACGGTTCAGTTCTTCGGTCATCGCCTGCATTTGCTGCTGTGCGGCCATCATCTCAGGTGATTGGTCGCCTTCAGACAATACCTTCGGATCAAGGATTTTCTTGAAGCGTTCCGCCATTTCCTGCGCGCCGGGCCAGTCCATATTCTTAATGAACAAATCGCCTGCAACAGACCAAAGCTGCGGGTTGGACTGCAAAATCTGACTCATGGCGTCCAGCGCCTCTTGACGCTTCGTCATGTAACCGGGGCCAGTTGTGACCATAACGTCGTATGTACCAACGCCGGGGTTGTAAATCTTTTCGATCAAACCGCCAGTTTCCATGTCGCGGACTTCCTTGACAGGCTCTGGCTGCGTTGGGTTGAACTTGACCATGCTTACGTCGCCATCAACGCCGATGATGCGTGCAATGCGCTGTGTGTCGTAGATTTTAGGGATCATATCGACAACTTGGCGTGTGATGTGACGGATAGCACGGGCAAGGTTATCAACGTAGTGATACGTGCCGACATCGCCCTGCTTTTCGCGTGCGACGATAGCCTTAGCCGACCGCTCGTTGCCCTGTTGGCCCAGCGATGCGTCATACTGGCCTGTAGTGGCCTTAATATCCTCTCCAGCGCCCATTTTAGCCTGTATAAGACCTGTCTGGGGCAGAGGTGGCTGTGCGCGTTGTGGCAGCGGTAGAACGCCTCCAGCGCCGTCTGTAACGTCAGGGTTGACTTCCAGATACGGCCAGTTGGTCGTATTGGCTGTCTTCCACTGCTGTTCGTAGCCTTCAAACTGGCCGCCGTAGCCGATAAACGGCGCTTTAGGCGCCAGCGCCAGCATTTCTGCTTCTTGGCTGGTCCAGTAGTTATACATCCGCTGGGCGTCCTTGGCATTACGCACAAGGCCAGAGATGTACATACGACCTTCAACTTCCCATTCGTTGCCGACGACGCGCACGACAGGAATCCATTTGCCAGACCATTCCCGCTCGTCGAGGATGTCAAATCCGTTGGTTTTCATCCACATGACCTTCTGGCGGTCTACTTCGCGTTTGCGGATAGGCTTGCCGAACATCGCCTGCAAGTTGCTGTCCTGTGGCGTGCCTTTGAAAGCGGTCTGATTGTCTGGATACAGGTGCAGCGTAGCTTTTTCGTAGTCTTTGTAGAAGTATTCCGCGATGCGGATGGTATCTTCAGCCAACCACTGCGCCATGCTCTCGTTGCCAACGCCTTGCGACATGAGTGTCGAGATAGGCGCCGCGTCTGGGAACATACGCTCATAGTCGGATTTCAGGATGTCTTCGGTAACAAAGCACCATTCAGCGTCTGCGCCGCATGGGTCTTGGATCGTAGGGTCCATGTAGACGCTAAACGAGTTACGGACGCGCATAATGCGGATGTCTTGGTCGAAGCTGTCTTCGTTGCAATACTCAGTTATCAGCCGAATATAGCCTTCGCCGTAGGTAACTTGGTTGTCACAAGCCGTGTCATACGCAACGTCGGCGTCCGACATATACTCAATATGACGCATGACGCCGTTGAAAATCTCTGCAACTTCAACGTCAGCGTTGTCGTCGGCAGGGATTACCTTACCGCTAGGCCGGTTTTGACGCTGTTCGTTCGTAACTTGACGGACGTGTTGCGGCAATTTGTTAATTGTCAAGCAGGGACGTGCGTTAATTGTCTGCCCTTGCACGCTTCCGCGTGTTGACAGCACGTCGGCAGGCCATTGCCACTGGTTGTCTGGCGATCCTGCCATAAACCGTAGGTCGTCCAGTTCATCTTCACGGCTGTCAGAGTACGCAGCCTGCGCCATTTGCAGGCGCGACCGCATGGTCGCCATCTTGTCGCCATCATCACCTGACGTTTTGGGCGGGTTAGAGCCGACGTTGGCGACTTTGCCTGCCGTGTTGATGCCTGTAGGGTCGGCCATGTGCTATTTCTTGCCCTTCTTGGCGGCTTCCCGCTTGACGCTGTACGCTATGGCTACAGCCTGTTTGACAGGCTTGCCAGCGTTTACTTCAGCCTTGATGTTCTTGCGAAACGCGGCTTTGCCTGTCGATTTGACGAGAGGCATGATTATTTCTTTTTGCCCATTGGCGTAGGCTTATATGCAGTAGTTGTGCGAATGACCGCTTGCTTAGGTGCTGCCATTTTAGCCGGCATTTTAGCAGGTGCGGCTTTAGCAGGTGCGGCTTTAGCAGGCATTTTAACCGCTGGGCGTCCGCCAGATTTGCTTGTTGTGCCTTCGCGCGCCATGATCTTTTCAGCGGCTGCTTTGCGTTTAGCGTCTACGCCGGGGCCAATACCAAGGTCGGCGTTTGTCGCGCGGTTACCGTACTTATCTGTCGGACGTGTCGAGATACCTTCACGCATCATTGGCTTTTTGGCTGGCATTTACTTACCCTTCTTGGCGGTTTTGGCGCTCTGCTTGAACGCTTTGGCTGTTGGTGCGCCTTTAGCGCCCGGTTTACGCATTTTTTCGCCAGAACCAGCGGCAATCCGCTCTTTCTTGGCGTGAATGTTGGCATATAGGCCCTTTTTCATGAGCATTTCCACCTTTTTAAACTAGCTTTGGCGCGTTCGCCGTTTTTAGCCTTAGCAGCTACTGCACCCATACGCGCGCAAAATGATGCTTTGCGTCCTGCATCCGCTTTTGTCTTCGGGTTGGGTGCAGGCGCCTTTAATTTGCTGCCGGTCGCAGCATTATACTTCGCTCTGCCAGCGGCTGTCAGTCCCGCACCCTTTGACACAGGCAATTTCTCGCCCCTGCCAACGGATAGCGACACCGATTTTTTCTTGTCCGCCATTAACTGCCCATCCACGATGTAGATATTCCAGCGGAAGAATACGCGCTTACGCGGCGCTTGTCAACGCGTCCTAGACGCGGATCAGTAGTTGCCACAGGAAAGGCGAACGTGACCGCTATGGCGTCCGCAGCATCCGGCGATGCTAGGCCGCGGGCCTTCATGTCCTTCTTGCTCTCAAGGAACAGCGTACCCTTGCTGTCAGGCTTGGTGCGCGGGCTTATGAGGTCGGTTTTCAGGAACCTATCGGTCGGTATATGGCCCGTTTTCAGCCAATCTCGCATGGCACCCCACATTTCAGCCCGTTTGTTGCCCCACATGGTCTGATTTTTGGCTTTATTGCCAAAGTTTACGCCGCGTATCTTGTACCGCTGCTCTTTTAGCCGGTCTACGACGCCTGCGCCTAGGCCGCCTTCGTCGATGCAGACCAGCGCAGGCTTAAACTCTTCTATGGCGTCGATGACATGGCCGGCCACTTCCATAGTGTCCGCGCCGCGGTGCCTGCGTAGTTCCAGAATGTCACGCCCTTGGCGCACAGCGATGACGGTAGCGTCAGCCCCGAAGCGTGCAGGGTCTACGCCGATGACAATCGGCGCTGTGGCATCTCTGGCAGGCGTGCGTTTCATGGCATCGTCCACTAAAGTGCTGCCGATGAACTGATCGTCGCCTTCTGACGGGAAATTACCGTAAACTTCGACGCTGGCTTGGTAGCTGTCAGGTCCATATTCGTCGATAATGCGCTGATACAGGTTTTTGTCTGTACCCTCGACATCGCGTGCGTCGATAACGCGTGTTGTCCAGAACGCACGCTTGCTGTGAAACGTTTCGTAGAAGTATCCGGTGTTACGACGCGGGTTGGAAAAGGCCAGATGGAAGCGATGCGGCGTATTTTCGGTAAAGAAACCGTCCGATACCGACCATATCGAGTCTGGAATACCGCTGGCTTCGTCAAATATCAGCATCACACCGTCGAAGTTATGCACCCCTGCGTATGCGTCAGGGTTTTCTTCGGACCATAGCCGGCCTTCGACCGACCAATAGCGCGTGCCTTTCTTAAGGTCGCGCTCGACTAGTTCTGTCAGCCACTTGGCGGGCATGATGCGGGTGGCCGCAATCTCGAACCAGTGACTGTTGAGCGACATCGCCAGCCATTTGGTAATTTCTGCCCATGTTACGGAGCGCAACTGCGCCTCAGAGTTGGCCGACACGATGGTCGTCGAGCCGATCCTTGACGACAGCATCCATATCGTGAGCCATGACACCAAGGCGGACTTGCCGATACCGCGTCCGGACGCAATCGCCAGCCGCGCTGTGTCAAAGTCTACCTTGCCGTTGTTCGCCTTGATGTGGTCACGCAAGTCGGAAAGTATCTGACGCTGCCATTTACGCGGTCCGGGGAAATGTTCCAGCGGCGTACCCTGCTGCCCCCACGGGAATGTATATAATACGAACGCTAGTGGGTCATCCTTGAGGCTTGGCGACCACAACCGCGCCATCAACTCCATCTCGTCTTGGGCTGAATATATCGGTGCTTGCATCTGATGTGTTATCCTCTAGCCGGGGCAGTTCTGTGTACAGCCCTTCGATGACGCGCGACTGTGCTTTTTCCAGCGCGCCTGTAATGCTTATTTGTTGGTCGATGTTTACGTCGATCTGCTGCTTGGCTACCCAGCCGTGCTGATGCTTGAGTATCTCCAGCGCAGCTTTGCTGTCTCCATCGCGCGCCGCTTCGTACATCGTCTTGGCCGCAGTGTACTCGCCGTCAGCGCGACCTTTGATCTCAGCCATCTCCACCAGCGGGTCAGCATCGGCCAGCACGCGGAACTGCCGCGGGGTCAATCCAGCCGCCATAGCCAGACTGTCACCCTTAAGTCCGCAGCGGGCAGCTTCATAGATTGCTTCCAGCCGCGACTCAGTCGCCTGCGTGCGTTCGGGTGTGAATGGCAGTGAGTAGAAAGTCATTGGGCGTACTATAGTGTGTTGCATTCTGATTTGCAAAAAAAATAAAAATTGTTTGCGAACCCTGTCAATGACACACAACCGCGCGTCGGCCCTCCCCCTCCCCCCTGCAAACAACGGCAAAAGCGATTTGCGTTTAGTTTTACGCTCGCGTTGCGTTGCGCTGACTTGCGCGAAGCTACGTTGCAAATAGCGTTCTGCTTTTGTTCTAGCTGGATTGGGATTGGCCTTTCCCTTTGCGCTGACATTGGTGTCAGTAAAATGCGTGGGCTAGGTGCGCTTGGCCCATTGCGTCTTGGCTATGCTGCACTGCAACATTTTGCACTGGGCAATCTGGGTCATGACAATTCAAGTCGGCGATGAGTTGAGTTGACGTTAACGTAAACTGATGAGAACAAACTGCGTAGGTGTATTACATGGGCAACACGGACTGGGCAAAATGGTCATTCTGTTTTCAGTCGCCCAGAAATATATACACTTTAACCATATAGGTTATAAATTACTAAATCCCTGTTAAATACCAAACCACTACCCAGATTACCCAGTTTCCCCCAAGACCCGCGCATTCGAGCCATTTATTTCTGGGTCATTTAGCGCGAAATCACTACCCAGTTTCTTACCCAGTTTCTTACCCAGTCCGCCGCGCATTTTCCCTGATAAATCCACGATCCAAAAACTGGGCAATTTCTGGGTCATTTCTGGGTCATTCTGGGTCATTTGGCATTCTGGAACGTAAACAGAACGGATTAGGAACAAATCTTTTTTATCTGCAACACATTTTAGTGCATAATAGTGCATTCGATTGCGTTTGTGCATACCCTCAAACTATGAGATTAGAGGGTATCAAGACAACAAGGAGCAACACAATGTTATACGCAGTTATCGATCCCCGCGACAATTACGCCGAGGCGTATTTTGATACTTTAGAGCGTGCAAAAGATTACGCGCAGTTTCTCGAAACAAGTGTGGCGCACCCATATCGCGCTTACAATGTGCGCTTAAAAGTGTCGCTAGTTAAGAGCGCAGCATGACCCGCGCAGCAATCCATAACCTAGCGTTCGCGGTGTATATCATCGCGGCGCTAACCCTTGACCACCTAATCTTTGGAGTAAATTGATATGGCTTATCTAAATCAACCTTGCCGCCCAATGGCAGACGCAAAGGCGGCGCTAGGCGCGGTTGTTTATCGCGCTGGCAGCGAATTCCGGTGCATAGATCATAACGATCTAGGCGTTCTATATTGGCAAATTTTTGACCGCAACGGCAAGCCAAAGGGCAAAATGATCTATGACCGCCATTTAGATGCAATGGCTGGATTTAGCGGCGCATACTGACACCACCGGAGCGCGGAGCAATCCGCGCCGAGGCTGGCGCTAGTGCCAACAACAGGAGCAAAATATTATGACACGCCAAGAAATGATCGACGAAATTGTAGAGTGCTGGATGACTGACCTTAGCGTCAAAGACCTTGAAGAAATTGCGCGAGACGCAATCGAAGCACGTTTTCAATCCAACTATGATGACGCGCAAATAGCCGCCGAATATGCAGAACTTTTAGGAGAGGACGCATGAGAAACGACCTAACACCCTTTAGAACAGTGCGTGAGTTACTGGCTAACAGCGATTGCGTCCTAATGGGCAACGCCGTCAACACGGAAGGCAAGCTGTATGATGACAGTGTGGAGAACCTTACCGCAATCTTGGCGATGCAGGACAGCTACAACGAGACGCTGGCCGCGCTAAAATGGCTGGCTTGTGAGGCTGACGAAGATATGCCGGCAGAATATCGAACCGACAGTTTTAAAGCCGCATTAGATGCCGCATGGAGTGCAATCACAAAAGCGGATGGAGAGCCAGCATGACACAAGATCGAACATATTTCAGAATGCTATCCGATACCGCATTGGCTGACGCTGCACGCTATTGCGACAATGACCTAGCCCTAGTGTTAGGCGAACGCCTACGCGACCTGTTGGACGTTGATGTGCAACTAGAGGCCGCACAAACTACCATTGAGGAATTACAGACCGAAATTGCCGAATTGCAAGCCGACGTTGCCGAATTGCAAGCGCACATAGATGCGACGCGCGGCTATGGCCCCGATGAATGACCGCGCTGCTGGCTGGCGCCGCCCTGTTTCTATTAACTTTACTACTGGAGGATTAACCAATGACACAATATCAAATAGCACTTGTTGCGCTGTTGATCGCGCAAGCCGTTACGCTTGCCCTGCTATATATCACAAAAAATGAGTGTTACGACTGGCGCGATATGTGGCTGCGCGACGCTACCGAATTGCTGGAATGGAAGCGCAACGCTGTGCAGCGCGACCCCAAAACAGGCCGCTACGTCAAAAAGGACAAACGCTAATGGATAGGAACCTACGCGCCAAGATACGCCAACTGTCCAGCTATATCACCGACAAGTCGGCGGTGCTTCAATACATCAACAGGGAACGGAACCTTAACCTGACGCTGCGCGACATAGAGGACGCTTGCGAAGGGATCAGGGACTATCGGCCCAACCTCAAGCCGATGATACCATCGCCGCTAATCACGACGCATCAGCGGCAGGGATATGACGACCTAGCCCTTGCGTTGTTCCGATACCATGCCGAACGCGCAGATGGCCCTGAGCGCGCCTATTGGCTGGCACGGCTAAACGACAGACGCCCCAAGCCTACCACAACAATAGAACTGTAAAGGAACCTGAACGATGTTTGAGATTAAAGTTATAGACCCGTCTGTTGATGATGACGAAAAGGACATTGACCCCGAACTTGACCTGTTGCGTGTGGCTGCAAGGGCCATTGAAAAGCACGAGCGCCTAAAGGCTGAACTGCGGCAGCACGAGCAGCATTTGTCGCGTGTCTGCCAGACCTATGGCAGCCACTACCGCGTATGGGGGTTTAGGCCGGAGCATCTGCGCCAAGCCTGCGTAGCACGGGGGCTACTGAAATGAGCCGCCCGATGATTTACCCAATGGGGACGCTAGAAGTTGGTGAAGTAGCCACCATGCCAGCAGACAAGCGCGGTGATGCCAAGCGCACCAGCCGCAACGTCTCGCAATATGGCATCAGGAACGGGAAGGCGTTCAAGTGCCGCACTGTTGAGGGCGTCACATTCATAACGAGGTTAAGATAAGACAATGACTAAGATAAATTACCGCATGGACGCCCAGACGGGCAAGCCGTGGAAAATATACCCTAACCATGCCGTTGTCTTGAACGATGACGGATCGACAGTGACGGAACACTACGACGAAAATGGGCGGCTTTACAAAACCACCGCTAATGTAGTCCCTTATCCTGACGATTGGAAACCGCAATGACAGACAACACACCTTTATTCTTTATCGTCGTCGGGCTGCTGGGCCTGACCGCATACCTGATTGCGACCGCACCAAAGATAACAGAGCAAGAACGCAAAGAAATGGAAGAAGAATGGTGGGGGTGAGCCTACGCCAATTCCTGTTCGAAAACTTCGGCTGGGACATTTATGATTGGAAAGACGATGACATTCGGTTCTGACACACGCAAATCTAAGCACGGCATTAACGCAATGGCTGTTGATGAGGTTCGCGTGTTCGACACGCCAACGGAGCGGGACAAAGACCTCCTGCGCCGCGCAGCACACAACCAGAACGAGCGGACAGAGCGCCGCTACATGACGCGCTCTAATGGTGACAAGCTGACAGTTACCCGACTGCGATAGCAGACAATAAAAAACCCCCGGCGGAGTGAGGACGCCGGGGGTTTAATCAAGCCAGCGGAGCATCACCGACCCGCGACCTATATCATTGCAACCAAATGGTTGTCAATTCTTGCCTATCGACGGCATGAACCCAGACTTGGGCAATTCCTCTGCCATGCGGCGCAATTCTGATTTGTTCCTCTGGCTGATTTCAGGCGCGACAAAGATATGCTTTTTCGTTGGATACTCAACAGAATGAATGCGCCCTACGTCAACCCAGCCAGCTTCCTTCAACGCGTGAAGCAGCGCCGCCTGCGGTATCTTCACACCAGCAGGGACGTTGACAGCCAACGCGTCACAGATGCGGTGGAAAGGCCCACCGATGACACCATCAGCAAAGACACCCGACCGAAGCCGCATCAGGTCTACCAGATAGCTTTCCGCGACGCTCATGCCATGCTCGACCATGTTCAGCTTCCATTCGGTCACTGGCGGCGCAGCGGCAGGGTTGAACGCCGACACGTCGCGCTGGTGCAGCCAAGCGGCGCACTTTTCGTAGCCGCCATTCTCATACCAGCCCCACAGCGCCTTAGCAGCCGATGCAGACATACGCGGCGAGTGCGTCCACACGCAGAACCAACGCCTGTCCTGCGTCGGCAGCGTGATAGGCAGCGGATCGTTGGTGTATGCAATCACCATCAGGCGGTTGACCAACTCGTAAGGGTGCATCCCCTTGCGGTTGACCGATAGCGTTTCAGGCGGCGCAGCGATGAGCGGCTTCAGCTTGTTAGCCATAGCGCGACGTTCGCGCGCCTCTGGCTCCTTCAACTCGTTCAGGATGACAACTTCAGCCTCAAGCGCATAACCCCACTGGCTATCCAACCCGCCAGCCTCAATGACTGACCTGTTGCGCCAATGCTTACCGCCAAGCGCCCACAGGAACGGCTGGAACATACTGTCCTTACCCGCGCCTTCATCGCCGCCAATCAGGATTGCATGGTTAATCTTGACGTTAGGGTGCTGTATCTTGAACGCCATAGCGTCAAGAATATGGTCTAGTTCGGCATCATCTGCGACCAGATTGCGGCAATGCTCAAGCCAAGGCTCGACATCATGGTCTGCAATCTTATCGCTGCCGGACACATCAGGGCGGGAGTCCGTCCAGCGGTTGCCGTAAACCAACCCGTCACGCGTCACCAGAACATCATCGCCAGCGGCGAACGTTACCGCCGACAGCGCAGGTGCGCCGCGATCCTGACGCCGCTCATCAAAATAGATGGACGACTGTATGCGCTGCGTCTTCTTATGGATGGAGCGGCAGTCAACGTGACGGAACAGCGCGTTAAAGACGTTGCGGGCTATCTCTTGACGCGTCACCATGTCAAAATAGCAGTCATCGGACTGGATATAAGCGAAACGCTCAAACCATTCGTTTTGTTCCAGCCGTCCCGCTTCTTTTTTCTCGACCTCACGCACACGCGCTGCGGCTTCATCGGGGAACGCTTCGGTTGGTGCTATCTTGTCCATCATCGACGCCATGCGCTCCGCAATTAGTTCGTCACGCAAGCCCGGCGTCACCTTCGGGCCGCCTTCATTGGCTACCCAATCAAGAAAGGTGCGGCTGTCTAGGTCTTGGCAATGCCCATGATAGCAGCAGAACGAACGATCCAGCGGCTTGTAGCGCGCTTCGATCATGCCGTCGCTGTGTTGGTCATGGTTAGGGCAGACGATGGCGCACCAGCCGTCGGCGTTAGGCGCGCTCAGGACTAGGTTGTTTTCGCTTAACCATGTCAGGACGTTATCCATCCCGCTGTCGCGCAGATGCACGGCTTTATATTCGGCTGTGTCGCCTTCCTCTGGCGTAACGTCCAGCGCCTCGCAGATTTCGCCCAGCGTATACTCACGCTCAGGGTGGAACTCGACCAGCCGTGCAGGAAAGTTGTTGCGTCCGCGTTTCAGGTTGACGCTGCCGGGGATACGGCAGTTGCGGACTGCGTTAGTTGCGCCGGGATCGGTGTAGCCCGCATCGGCAATCGCTTTGATGGCAGCGCAGAAATCGCCCTTGCGCGGTTGTTCGCTGAACGCGTAGCCCCACTGGAACGAACCTTCGCTGGTTTCCAACACCCATGTCGGCGCCAACGGCGGCTCTTTTGACTTCGTGCCAACGTCGTCCAGCATCATGAACAGCACATACTCGACGTTGCTGGCTTTGGCGGCTGGCTTGCCGTCTACAAAGCGGTCAACAATGAACGAGCCTGTGTTGACATACCATGCCTCGCCTTCTTTCATGCGGGTCTTTTCTGGCAGAAACGCAGGGAACGTCGCCTTCGGCACGCCGTCTGCGTGATATATCAGGTTGCCGTCGCTGTCGTGCTGCGGCTTCTGCCGCACAACAAGAGCTGTCTCGCCGACGTTGTCCGTCGCCAAGCCAGTTATGTATTCTATAAACTTCGTGCGATCCTCACTCATCGCTTGCTCCTTTATTTGCCGTATCGTTCCATAATTGCCACTTCTGCGTTCAAGGGTAAACCCGACGCCCAAGGTGGCGGCTCACACATAATCCGCACCAGCCGCTCTGCTGCGGCCTCTGCATCATCTTCTGGCACTTCCAAGACGATTTCATCGTGGATGTGCAAAACTACATCGTCCAACTGACGCAAGGCGTGGCGCAGCAAGTCGTTAGCAACAGCCTGCGTGATGTTTTCACACGCCAGACCGCGCCACAGCCGCGCCCTTGGCCATTCCTTAGCGTCTGCGGCTGGCTTCCATGAAGCCTTGGCATAGGTTAGGTCGCCTTTCTCATCGAAGCGGGCGAAAGGATAACATAGCACACGGCCAGACGGAAGAGCATACCAAAGATGCAACCCGTCAAATAAATATGTGACGCGGCCAATGGTGAACTCGCGGCCCTTGTTCCGCATGGCGCGCATATAGGTTTCTTCAAGGCCAGACCAGTAAGGCACGGCCCACTTGTTAGCCCTGCGCCATGCGTCCACCATGCGCTTTGCGTCGCTCTCCGACATCATCAGGCCGTAGATGCGGCCCATACTGGCGAAGGCTCCGACACCGCCAGCAAAGCCGCACGCTAACTCTTGAACCTTGCCGATCTGGCGCTGGTCTTTGTCAACGTCGTCATAGCCGACATGGAAGGTCGCCATAGCGTTGTGCTTGTAAACGTCCTCACCCTTGGCAAAGATGTCCAGCTTGTTCGCGCCGAAGGTGCTGTTGGACGCCCACGGCGTCACCCGCGCTTCGATAGCTGCCCAGTCAGCGACGATTAGCCGCTTGCCTTTGTCGGCCATTAGCGCAGGGCGTAGCATACCCTTCAGCACGTCGGTCACACGGCGACCATGTTCAGGAACGATGCTGTGGCCGCGCACCATAGCCTGCCGCACTAATGCAGGGTCGGCGGCGCACTTTCTTGGGAAGTTATGGACCTGAAGCCCAAACGATGAAGCGCGTCCAGTAGCACTGCCTCCAGCAAATACGAACGCTCCTCTAACGCGAAAATCTTCCTCATCAGCAAGCGCCGCTGCACGTTGGAACTTCGCAACGGACGATGCCCACAGATCGTCCGCGCACTGGATGACTTCTGCAACTTCCGCCGGGACTTCATCTGGGTTCTCCTCTGCCAACACGAGTAAGTTGGCGCGCACGTTCTTGTCAATGGACAGCTTCTCGACGCCGTCCTTCATCACGGTCGCCAGATCAAGCGCCTGTGGCCCTACCCTAGCTAACACCCAATCCTTCATCTTCGGGCTGCGAACGGACTTAATCTCGCCGTGCGTCACCTCTGCGACGATGGACTGTATCTCAGCCAATTCAGTTTCAGCGTAGCGGACAGCCGCCTGCGCCAGCGGCCTGTCGAGCAGGACGCCGCGGTCGTTGATGCGCTCGTTGGTGTGATAGTCGGCCAACTCTTCAGCCGACAGCGGACGCTGCGCCTGCGCGATAGCGCGCATGGCCCTGACATCCTGTTCGCAATAATCGACCATCTCCTGCATCAGCGCGGCGTCTTCACGGAACGTGCCGTCTGATTGCGGGATGGACAGCGCGCGGATCAGTTGTCCGCCGCGATGGTCTTTCTTCATGGTAGCGCCAGCGAAGCGGCCCACATCTTCAAGGCTACCCGGCGCGCAGTTGGCGCGGGCCTGCGCTGCGGTGCAGTAGAACTGCTCCAGCTTGAAATCGACCTGAAGGACATACCAGAATATCAGGCGCTCGAACGCTGCGTTGTGCGCGTATACCAGCCCCTTGTGGTCTTTGACGGCTTGCGGGAAAGGCTCACCGGGGAGCCACGTCCGCACGTCTTCGTCATCAAATGCGTAGGACATACACAGCACGTCGGTGCTGGCGTCCTGCGCGTAGTTATACACGCCACGGCTGCGAAGGTCGCAACGGCTGCGCGTCTCAAAGTCAACCCATAATTTAGACATGAAGTTCTCACTCTTCCGCTACTTGCCGGGACGCCAAGACGCCCCGGCTTTCGCACCCTGTTATACTACGCGACGACGACGACGCGCACCATCAGCGGCTTCAGGTTCAGCGGCGACTTCCAACTCCGCATCCTCTGCTTCTTCAACCGAAGCGGTGTCCATTGACACCCAATCGGTGATGTCGAAGATAGGCGTATAGATGCGCCCATAGGTCTTGTGCTGGTAATGCTCAGACGAAAGCGAGAGCAAAGGCACAGGTTTATTCTGATCTTTGTCCACCTGATCGGCGATGGCAACCGCCAAAGCCTGCACTGCACGCTTGCCGCCGACTGATGTAGCCGTGAAGCGTGCCTGCATATCCTTGTCTTCACCGTTCGTGCAAACCAGCATCATGCCGACTTGCATTTCCCAGCCGCGTTCTGCACCTGATGGCGCAGGGTCAAGCTGTGGCAGCGGCTCTGACACTGGCACCAGCTTTTCAGCCAGCACTTCGCCTTTGCCCCATGCGATGTAGCCATGCACGAACGAGAACGGATTAGCTGCCCACAGGCTGCCATCCTCAACTTCGGTCTGGTCTGCACCGAAAACCCAATGGCCTGTCTTGTCCATCTTTAGGATGACTGTGCCACCCGGCGCAACTTCCGACTGGATGGAGCGCAGCGCGCCTGAGAGGGACTGAACGGACGGCAAGTTAGCGCCGCCAAAAGTAGTGATATTCGACATTGTATTGTACCTTTCTGTTTACTGGATTTTAGACATAGCTTTGGTAAGCGTCTGTCCGATTTGCAAAACCGCTGGCCGGGGATCATTTTCCGGCGCAAGGGTAGAGCCTGTTGAGACGGCGACAATTAAATCCGCCGGCAATTCTATTTTGGCTTTCTTCAAAGCCTTTTCCGCTTGGGCTGGTGACAGCGGCTTGGGGTCGCCCCATGCTTCTACGCCAACGCCGGTCAGGAATGCTACAGCCTTATCTTCATTTGTCCACTGTCTTGTGGCGCGCTTGTTGACCAGCTTCCAGCCGGGGACTTTCTGCCCCTCTTCCAGAAGCCCATGCGCCAACTGCTGCAAGTCCTTGATGAACCCTTCGATCAGCGGCGCTTGTTCCAGATAATGTGCAATCTGTTCGACCGGCAACGCTTCCAGCTTGACCTTCAGCGCACGGTCAACAGCGCCGGTCATGATGGGGCAGACGGGCTTCGCCGCGCACCACTTGCAATGGTCGCCTGACGCCAACGGCGCGTCTGGCCGCTTCGCAATCTTGACGGCAGCGGCAAGTTGTTTCTCAAACGCGTCAACGCGGGCAAGGTCCGTCACCCACCGCTTGACGTAGGGCGGCTGGACAATGATTAGTTCGACTTCCTTTGCGTCTTTGAAAGCCCACGATGTTTCCGCCGTGCGTTTAGCCGCCGCAGCGTAGAAGAGTAGCTGGCTGTTTTCCTCGACTTCGACAGCCACACCATCGCCAAACTTCCAATCCAAAACAATCGCTCGATCACCAAGGCGACCAAGAAGATCGGTAGAACCAAAAACGTCAGGCAGAAAATCACCAAAACCAACCCGGCTTTCAACCGCATATTCCATCTCCCCCTTGGGGTCTATTTCGTCCAGCGCACGCAGCGCCGGTATCAGCTTGTCATCGACCAACGCTTCGGTCAGCACGGTCTTCTCATAGGTAGTGCCGACCATGCTGTACGGGTCAAGGTCGCTCTCTAATATAGACGCGATGGCGTCGTGTAGGAGCGTGCCTTCGTCGGCGTAGCTGCTGCTGGGCTTTGGCGGCATGGTGTCCACCAGCGCCACGCTGCCGGGGCAGGCGATGACGCGCTTGGCGGTAGAGCCGCCGACTATCTTACTATGCTGCATATCTTACCTCACTCTATTGTTTGAGCGGCCAGCATACAGACAACAAAATTTGATGCAAGCCTTGAAATGCAAAAAATTTTGTAGTAGCCCTTCGTCATGACTGAGAAAGAGATAGAGCGGTATTTCTGTAAACGCGTGCGTGCGGTAGGCGGTTTTGCCTACAAGTTCCGCAGCGTTACGCAGATCGGTGTGGCCGACCGCATCGCCTGTATGCCCAACGGTGAGGCTTGGTTTATCGAACTGAAGAAAGCCGGCGGGCGTCTGTCTGCGTTGCAGCGTATCTTTGCAGATGAGATGACGCACACCAAGCAGCATTACGCTTGCCTGTGGTCAGTAGAGGATGTGGACGCATGGCTCAAACGCTTCAGCTAAGGCCGTATCAGCAGGAAGCCGCGACGTTTCTGTATGAGCGCGACCGCGCCATGATCCTTGCGCCTGTCGGCGCGGGCAAGACCGCCATTACCTTGACGGCGATGGATGAGATGCTGCGCGACGGCTACGTCAAACGCTGGCTGGTGGTAGCGCCGAAGCGTGTCTGCACGGATGTGTGGCCGGTGGAAGCGCCGAAATGGTCTGGCGTCGTCCCTGCTCTGGCTGTCGGCACGCCAGTGCAAAGGGTGGATGCGTTGCAGAGCGACGCCAGTGTGGTCGTCATTAACTATGATAACTTAGATAAGCTAGAGGATTTATCCAGCTTCGACGGGATTGTGTTTGACGAACTGACGCGGCTGAAGAACCCCAGCGGCAAACGCTTCAAGTCGCTGGAAAAGCTGCTGGCTAACGTCAAGGTGCGCTGGGGTCTGACCGGCTCGTTCACATCGAACGGGCTGGAGGATGTCTTCGGCCAGTGCAAGATCATTGACCAAGGGTTGTTGGGCCGCGCCAAGGGTGCGTTCATGCAGCAGTATTTCATCTGCACCAACCGCGACTTCGGCCAGTGGGTTCCAGCCGCCGGTGCGCTGGAGCAAGTCATGCAGCGCATCCGCCCTGCGACGTTCGTGCTGGAGCCGGGCGAGTACAAGGACAAGCTGCCGCCGTGCCATGTCACAGAGGTGCGCGTCGCGCTGGACGATCGCAAGCCATACGACAAGATGAAGCGTGAGTATGTTGTGCGCTTCGGCGACGACCAGATCGTAGCGCAGAACGCAGCGTCGGTGACGACCAAGCTGCAACAGATGGCGTCGGGCTTTGTCTACAACCGCGACGCAGGTACGCCGTCCATATGGTTCAGCAGCCACAAGTTTGACCGGCTGGAAGAACTGCTGGCGGAAAACCAGCGGGCCAACACCATCATCGCCTATACGTATCAGGAAGAGTTGGCTGAGTTGAAGCGCCGCTTCCCGCACGCGCAGACGATGGACGACGACAACGTCATCGAACGCTGGAACCGCGGCGAAGTCGAACTGCTGTTGGCGCACCCTAAGTCGGCAGGCCACGGCCTGAACCTACAGCACGGCGGATGCCACATGGTATTCCTGTCGCTGCCGTGGTCGCTGGAGTTGTACGAGCAGACGGTCGGGCGCCTGCACCGCAGTGGTCAGACAAAGGATGTCTGGGTCTATGTGATGCTGACCGAGAAGAGTATTGACGAACGCATATGGGCGGCGCTGCACGACAAGCGTGCGGTGTCCGACATAGCATTAGAGGAACTAAAAAATGAGTAAACTAAACTGGCGGTCGATGATTGCCGTGCTGTCCGACCTTACGGAAGACGAACTGAAGGCCGCGTTGGACGCGGAACTGAAGACACACAAGCGCCCCGCCCTCGCCCGGCGACTGCACCAGCGGTACTCTGCGCTGCGGACGGCGCGGGAGCGCGGCGAACTTTTGAAAGGCCTGAAGAAATGACAGACCATGCAGCGGCGACCGCTGAAGCATTAGAAATGGTGATTGCCATGCTCAAGGCAGGGCAATCACCTGAAGACTTAGGCCCGATGGTTATACTGATCGGGCGTATGATGGCTAGGCGAACCTAAGCGAGATATTGCGACAGTGCCGTAGCTGCCGCGCCGATGATGGCAAGCGCGCCAGCCAGCTTGGCTTTCCAGCCGAGCGCGGGCTTCGGTGCGTCAGTCATCGGCAGGATTTTGCCGGCAACTTCTTTCACGGCAATCTTCGTGATAAGGTTCTTTAAGTTCATGTTACTCTCCTTACAGCCAAGAAGCATATTTCTTGGTTTTCAGTTTGCGGTCGTCGAGGCCATGCGTGCCGCCGTTGATCCGCTTAGTGAGCGCCAGAATGGTGGCGTCGTTGATGCCTTGGTCGCAGATTGACCACAGCTTGTTCGCGTCGAAGAACCATAGCGCGCTTTCAAAGCCGAGTTCGGTAGCGACAAGGTCTGGGTTGTCCAAAATCTCTTGTTCGCGCCCGATGTACTTGCCGAATGCGCGGTAGTTGTTCTTGCCGGTGAGTTGGAGCGGACCCCGCCCCCGGTATTTCCAACCGTCGCCTGACGCTTCGTCGCCATTACCCATGCGGTTGGCGTAGACGCGGTTGGCAATCTTCTCAGGCTTACGCTCGTAAGCGCGTGCCAGTGCGTCGGTCGGAAAATACTTCCCAAAGATGCCGCGCAGACCTTTCGCGCTATAGTTCAGGTTCTCGCTGAACGCTTTGAAGTTGCCGCTTTCATGCGCCGTTTGAGCAAAGAAATGTGCAGCCCGATTAGGTGATAGTTTATAAAAAGCCGCAGCCGTCTTACAAGTACCCGGACCGAACGCACCATCTGCATGACACCCACATTTACTTTGAAGATTAATTAAGCTCATTTGCCTGCACTCCGCCAATCAGGAAAATCATCTGCGTCAACTACGCCGTCGCCGTTGGCGTCATAGCGCAGGTCGTTGCGGTACTTCTCCCACGGCTCCATGTCGTCGTCATCGTCATCTTCGGGCGTGTCGATAAAGACAGTGCCTTGCGGATCATCATACGCCTTTGGCTCTTCTGGCGCAGGCGCTTCTGGCTCTGGTTCTTTGTCGCGGGCGTTGGCGTTAAGGCTCAGGCCGCCCAGCAACCCGACGAACGCGCCAATGATTGTTTGAAAAGCGGGGTTGACCATCTCAAGGATGGCAACGCTGTCCACGACATCGTTTGGCATGAACAGACCGGCGACAAGCGCCAGCACAACGACAAGGATAACTGCCGACAGCGTGACGATTGCCACACGCACGACAAACTCAACGGTGTCGTTGACGCCATCGCTCTTGCTTTCAAAACTACTCAGGAAGCTCATCTTCTTTATCCTTCTTCTTTTGCATGGCCCCGCTGCCCTGCCCCGCCATGAGGCCGGCCAACGCGCCGACAATGAACGTCGCTATCGGGTTAATCAACTTGAAAAACTCAGCGTCGTTGGGCGACTGCCCCTCCATCGGCTGCGACACAAACACCAATGAGTATAGCACGGTCGCAACAATGAACGTCAACGTCAGCGACAGGACGATACCGACGATGAACCGCAGCAGTTCTTCTGGCGACCATTCGCTAGTGGGCTTCATGCTCTTCTTCTTCTTCGCCTGTGTTTATCAGCCATTCGGTGCAGTAGCCCATAGCGATGCAGCGCGGCTTCTTGCAGAGTTCGTCCTGCCAGTTCGCGGGGTCTTGGCAGTCGTAGCGGTAGCGGTCTTGGCAGCCCGCCAGCACCAGCATCGCCAGTAGTAGACTGACTACACGCATACGACTTCCTTAGACGCCCTTTTGCAGCACGCTTAACAATATGCCAATCAACAGCATAATGATCGTCCCCGCCGCAGTCATGCCAACGCTTTCAATGCGCTTCATCCGCGCACAGATACTTTCGTACCGGAACGCGCAGACTTGTTCGTGCGTGTTAAGCTGCGCTTGGGTTTCGTCGATACTAGCCATTGTTAGCGTCTCATACTGTTAACATTTTGAAATAACCCGCGGGATACGGTGCCGTACATTGGGTAGGGTTGTCCTTCTGCAAAACCAATGTCTACCAGCGGCTCACCGGAGTCAGGCGATATTTCAGGGAAACCAAATTCCGCTGCTATTCTAGCCCTTTCTTGCGCCAGTACTGTTTGCTGCGCTGTTTGCGCCATAGCATTACGCGTAGACGGCTTTACGCCAGCACCGGGCTGCCCTGCGTTTGCTACCGCGCGGTTTACCTGACCCTTTGTCATCTGGTTTGCAACGCCTCTTGAGGCAGCGCCAGTGGCTTGCACGCCGCCTACAATAGTTGCCATAGTAGGGCTTAACATACTCATTCCGCTATAGCCGAGGCCATATTGCGGTAACTGCGATGCCAATTGGCGGGCGCTAGGGGCCAGCTTTCCAAGCCCCATTAAAACCTTTTGCGTGGCAGTTCCTTCGGCAACCTGTTTGATTAGGCCCTGTGTTTGTTTGTCAAACTTTGCCAATACACGCTTGTTTTTATATATATTACGGAACTCATCCCGCAACGCTTTTGGATATGACTTAGTAGCATCCAGCGCCGATGACGCGTCGGTCGCTCTTGCGATGGCCGTTTCAAGCGTGTCTGTTTGGTAGCTGCGTCCGCGGACGGTCCGCCCTTTTGTGAGTAGCTCATTTGCAAAGTTAGCATCGCCAGACGTTGTTTGTGCTGGCGTTAAATTATCCATGTAATCGTCTATCGCGTCATCAATCGCCGCAATCACAGCGCGCTCTTCACTATCGACGCTTGTTGATCCGCTTTTGCTGTATGGAAGGTCGCGTATTTTCCGCCTAAGTTTATCCAGCATATCAAACGATATTGGTTTGCCCGCTTTTACATTAAGCATCTCTAATGCTTGATTGACTACAAGGTCATTATCAGGGTCGTATGGCAAATCTTTTATTTTTGTGCGAACTTGGGGGACCAAATCAGTCATTGCTTGCGGTGAAACATTAACGCCCTCATCCCGCATTTGCTTGAAGAAATCATCCGCTTCGCTTTTTAAAACGCTTGAAGGGATAATTGGTGTCTTAGGCGTCGCAACTTTACCACCAGTAGCACCGGCGGCTAAAGAAAGCCCTGCCAACGCATACGGATTTTCTACGCCGAGGTAGTTAGACGCAACGGATGGTGCGCCGCCTGCGGCTGCGCCTGCGACTGTCTGCCCACGAATGTTTTTGCCCATCTCGCGCATGAAGTTTTGGGCTGGCTGCGACCCTGTTTTAAACAAGTTTTGCGCGGCTTTGCCTTGGCTAAAAGCGCCGGTACCAGCTTCCAACACGTCGTTGTAAACTTGCTGCCCAGGCGTCTCTGGACGGCTTCCGATGCCGATGCTTTCATAACCTTCGCGGATAGTCTGCGAAGGTAGCTTGACACTTTCAGCGCCGAACAGCGATCCACCCAAGTTGTATAATGCTGTGCCAAGATCGGCGACACCTAGCGACAATACGCCGCCTGCCGCGCCGGGGATAGCGCCGAGGGCAGGTACGACAGTACCGCCAACAGCGCCGCCAGCTAACGCTGCCGTTGCATATGGCGCCAGTACGCCCGTGGTAATTTCAGCGTATTTCGCTGCGTCCGTGCGCGGCGGTTTGACTGGTGTTCTTATTTCAACGGTACCCAAACCTTCGTATGGGTCTACGTCTATCTGTTCGTAAGTACCTAAGCCGGCGTAAGGGTCGTTCTGTTTCATCGACGCACCATAATCTCTCCGTTGTCCGCACGGCGCCAACGTTTAATGTTAGGGTTAGCGCGGACTTGCGCTGCTGTTAAAGTTGGGATGTTATCCGCTTTACCTTTGCCTTGCGACCCGCCAGTTGGCGTGGCTTTTGGTTTGTTGTCAGTGGGCGTAGCTGCTTTTGGCATTGTTACGCCGCCAAGGCGTGACATTCTTACTTTAAGCTGGTTCCATGCAGATAAGCGCGTGCTGCGAGGAAGCGCAGGGTTGTTTATGTCGCCCACCAACCGCTCGTACACTTTACGGTCTTCGTTGGATGTGCCTGCGCTCAGTTTGCCTTCTGGCACCAGAGTCAATGTTAAATCACTGGTAATGACGTTAAGCGCGCCGATGGCGTCCATACCCTTCGTACCGCCGCCGCCCATGCTTTCAGGTATGAAAGCCATTATATCCGCGCCAAGTTTTTCGCCGCCGCCGCCGGTGGATTGTTTAATCAGATCGGCAACGGGGTCCTTACCTGTCTTAAAGTCGAAGCCTGTAACATCAACAAATTTATTAAAAGTACGCGCCTTCTCTTTTTCGGTAATGGCTTGCGAAACAGTTTTTGGCGCGCCTGTGCCTGCGCCACCTGTAGGCGCCCGGCGATTACCGCCGCCCGCGCTTTCGACTTGAATAATCTTATCGCGGACTTGCTCCCAAGGCACGTTTGCGTACTGCCCCGGACGGTTGCTAGGTAGGCCTGCCCAAGTCTTTTTAAGATCGCCGCCCCTGACATCTTCATACAGCGCCTTTGCAAGCTGCTCTTGAACGTCTGGGGTGAAGGGTGTGTTACGCCAGTTAGGCCCAAGAACCTTTGGTGCGTAATCTTTAAGCGTTCCATAGGTAAATTGGTACGTACCGACAGCACCAGTTCCCTTATCAGGACCGGCGCCGACTTTACCGCGCGTTTTATCAATAAGTTGACGCTGAAATCGCTGAACTTCGCCGATAGGCATTGTGCTAAGAGGTTTGTCTGGCGAACCATATGCGCCGAACCCATACACAACGTCAGCAGTGTTACCTCGCCCCGGCGAGCCGCGTGACCCGCCGACAGGTATCCCGACAGCTTGCGCTGGCGGCGCAACAGGCGGCTGAGTTATGTTTGCACCTGTGCCCCCGCCGACGGCGTAAGGCGACGTAACGTTGGAACGAGAATACATAGGCTCGCGCGCGGGAAGGTTTGCACCTTGAGTTGGGTCGCCAATAGTCGCTTCGGATGATACACCTGTAACCGGATTTGTGTTCATTACAGTCGAACCAACAACCGATTGGTTCAGTTTAACTGGTTCTGGCGCTACAGTGAACCGGAACAGTTCTTGGCCGAAGTTAGCTGAGTTAGGGTTTTGGTCTGTAAATACCGTAGCGTCGCCTACCTTTGACTCCTTCACTTCAGGCATGACGTACTTAAGCGCGCCTCGCGCCGTTTCCGACTGCGAAATGAATTGCAGCGCAAACAGTTTACGGTCGTTTGCGTCGGGTATTTCTTGTATCTGTTTTAGTAGAGGACCAAATTTTTCAGGGTCCATGCCAACACTAGCAAAAGTTTGGCCTACTTGACCTATGGTCGCGTCGCTGGGGTCGCGTAATATACCTACCAAACCTGTACCTAGCGCCGACACTAACGCTGTTGACTGTTCCAAGCTGAACTTTTCCGCCGCGCGGCCTTCACCCGCAACGGCACGCCCTTCGGCTGCCTTGGCATATTCCATTTCCTGACGCGTGCGGTCAGCCTGAAGCTGTGACGCGCGCTGTTGCGACGCCATGTTCATCATGTTCGCGTACTGCGCGGTCAGCTTCGACGGATCGGTAAGCTGTGGACCGCGCGATTGAAGGGCTATCATTTGGTTTGCCATGCGATTACACCTTTACGTGTTTGTTAGGTAGTTGGCACTGCGCCCAGTGTAGGGGTCATACCCGAAAACAGGCTGCTGCATAACCATTGACGGTGCCGCCGCAGTGGTGCGCGCGGCCCCCGGCGCAGGAGGAATGTTATTTCTATAGTAGGCCATCATGGCGTTGTTCATAGGTGCTTGCGCTGCAAAGTTACCTATCTGCCCCATAGCGTTTGTTATGGCGTTGGCTTGACCGATGTAGCCCGACGCACGGGCTTGTCCTGCGTTTATGGCGCCTGTGGCTTGCGCGTTGCCAACATTGTACGCGCCTTGCGAAGCAGCATTTGCCAAGTTCATGGCACCCTGCTGCTGCGCCTGTGCGACGTTGTACGCGTTTTGTGCAGTGTTCTGGCCTTGGGCCAGCGCAAGATTGCTTTGATTGCCGTAATAGTTGGCTGCGTTGCCGGCCATAGCGTTTCCGCGTCCGAGCGCAGTCCCTGCCATCGCCTGACCCAGACCCAAATTAGTTCCTGCGGTTGCCTGACCAAGACCTAAAGATGTTGCAGCGGTAGCTTCGCCGCGGTTCAGTGCGTTCTGCGCGGTCATCTGGCTGCGCGCAAGGGCGTTCCCTGCGGTAGCCTGCCCAAGACCCAAACGGTTCTGTGCAGTTGCTTGCCCAAGGCCGAGCCGGTTCTGCGCGGTCGCCTGCCCTAGCCCCAGCGCATTTTGAGCAGTTGCTTGACCAAGCCCTAAAGTGTTTCCGGCGGTTTGCGCGCCGTACTGCCCAGCAAAGTTGCTCATGTTATTTGACGCCGATTGGCCTGCGCCCGTTAAGCTGCCCAGCGTACCAAGACGCGCGGCGCGCTCAGTCTGATAGCGGTTAAATGCGTTGCCAAATTCTTGGCTGGCTAAGTCTTGGCCGAAACGCTGGATACCTTTCAAGGCACCGCCGGACATAAGACCACCACGCGCAGATGCGCTGCGCTCAAGCGCCTTCATGCCTTCCGCTTGACGGAAAGCATAGCCGGGGTCTTGCTCAAACTGTTCTGTGCCAAAAGCCTTAGCGTACTGGCCGAAATCAGCGGCGTTCCTGTCGCCGCCGAGGCCCATAAGCTGCATAATCTGGTCTTGGGCGGTTAGGCCGCTTTGGATATACGGCTGTTGAAAGCCTTCTTGCCGCTGGTACGCTTGGTCAAATGCAGTTTGAGCGCCGCCGAATGACCTGTCATACGCGGCTTGAGCATCGGCAGCCGCACGGTTGTACGCCTCTTGAGCGCCGCCGAACGCCGTATCGTAAGCGGTCTGCGCGCCGCCAAACCCTGTGTCGTAAGCGGTCTGCGCGCCGGTGAACCCTGTATCATACGCACCTTGCGACGCATCGTAAGAGCGGTCGTATGCGCCTTGGGCCTGTCCATACGCCTGAGTGTATGCGTCTTGCGCGCCGCCAAAGGCTTTACCGTATGCGCTCTCAGCGCCAGTAAAACCTTTATCAAATTCGCCGCGCGTTTCTTCATACTCAGCCCGCGCAAAATCCTGCGCTGCTTTGTTAGCCGCGTCCTGCGCGGTCTGCGCTACCTTTGCAGCTTCTTTTGCTGCTGCGACGGCTTCAGCAGTGCCAGTCCTTTGGGCCTCTATCGCCAGCGCCGCCGCGCGCTCTTGCGATGCTGCTGCATCCGTAGCAGCTTTTGCTTGTGTGTCCGCCGCTTTTTTAGATGCTTTGCCGGCGACTACAGCACCGCCAACCGCGGCTGTTGCTGTTATAGCTGCTGCTGCTGCCAAACCCATTTTACGCTTCCTTCAGTTGCAAACGGTATGCACTACCGTGATCTTGCGCGCCTAGACGCTTGTATAGCATGGAAATACGGGGGCCGGAACCCCTTTTCCCTGCCTCAAAAAAGACTTCGTCAACACCTTTATTTTTTAGTTCTTTAATTGCTTCGCGTTGCAGCTTCAACCCTAATCCGGGGAACTCTGGCGATGCAAAGAAAGTAGTGTTTGTTGCGGATAAAATGTCGGGTGATGTCAACGACGGCGATATTAGCGTCATAAGATAGCCAAACATACGGCCATTACACCGTGCGGTCATTATCTGCATAGCGCCGACGCCGTCCAGCGCGCGCATAAGCGGCAAGTTTTTATTCTGCCAGTTGCCCGGCGTTTCGCCTACCTGAATAAGATGTTCGTCAAACAGACTGTTGGCGTCGCGCACCCAACTATCAAAGTCTTCTGTCTGAAAGGTGACGCCTTCGGGCGGTTCATTAATTTTTGGCGCCAGCGCCGTTATCGTCTGGTGCTTGGCAACCGAGGCCAGCTTTTCCATCGCTGGTGCGTATGCCGCGTAGTGGCGCATCATCGCCGGCACGTTAATCTGAATGTTGACAGGGGCCAGACGCGCGTAATGGTCAAGGTCATGCGGCTGCTGAAGGCAATGCTCGAACACAGCCGCGCAAGTGTCTTCTTCGTTCAGGCTATCAAACGACACTGACAAGACGTTGGGCATCCGCGCCTCAATCTGGTCTAGGCTGCGGTCCAGTTTCAGCAGCACCGCGTCAAGTTTAGCGCGGTCAAATTGCGTACCGGGTATCTTCATCAGACTTTCGGCAACTTCATCACGCGGACGGCGGACAACCAGAACGCGGGCGTTGGGCGCAAACTTGTCTAGTAGCCGCCACCAAGGCGCGCCGGCTGTCTCCGCCGTGCCAATGTTAGGTTGCGAAAACCATGCCTGCACATCTTCAATACTACGCATATGCCGTATTTCTTCGTGGCCGCATATCCATTCACCATAAGTCAGAAACTGCGACAGCCAAGCTGACCGCGACCTAGGTAAAGAAAATACGACAAACGGCGGCATTAACTAATCTCACGTCCGGACGCACGCAAGTTGACTGCCGCTGCCGCCGACGCAAGCGTCGAGACATACCCGCCGGACGGCAAGGTGTGGCCTACGATTTCTGGAAAGGTGTACGTCTCGCCGGGCTGCAACGTCCGCGTCTTGACGATCAGGTTGTCGTTCCCCGTTGCCGCTCCCGCAGCGCCTAAGTTGACGCTCACGTTGACCATGCCGCTGCTGAAGTTGGTAGCGGTAAACTTGTCAATGATAGTCGTGGTGCTGGCCGGCGCCACATACTGCGTTGTCTGCGCGTTTTCTATGTTCTTAGCGGGGATGATGTTTGTGGTGATAATTGGCATGGGCCGGTCCTATCAGGTTACGTTGCCGGTGACATAGAATGTTTCCGTGCCAACGCACAACACCGAAGCTACACCGTAGGCCGCGATGGTGCGGCTGCCTGTGGTGGCCGTGCCGCCAAGCCGTAGCGTCGTGCCGGCGCCCTGCGTCAGCGTGACGGTGCTGGCGCTGCTGTTGACAACGAGAAATTCGTTACCGGCGACAAACACGCCCGACGGGACTGTGGTGGTCGCGGAAACGTACAGATGCTTTCCAATGTCGGAAGCCGCAGCCGTTGTGTTGAGGCTCTGCGGGATGCTGCGAAAACCGATAGTGTAATCCGTGCCAAGCGAGTCCTTGACCGTTGACGCCGAAGCCATGCCGGTGAGCGTCTTGTTTGTTACCGTCTGCACTGCGTCCAGATAGACGCCGTTCGTCACCGTGCCAGCGTTGCCGGACACATCGCCGACGACGTTGACGGTAAGGGTTACACCAGTTATCGTGCCGCCGGTGATAGCCACGTTGTTGGAGTTTTGGCTGGCAAGAGTACCGTAGGTTGAGATGTTATCGACGGTCCACTGCAATGTGCCAGTCGCGCTTTCCAAGACTACCTTGTAACTGGACGCGGTGGAGAACCACAGATTACATTCGCCGCGGGAGTCCAGAATAACTGGGTTAGTGTTAGGTGTAACACCTGACTCGTCGGTGTACGTTTCCAACGGCGTTGTCGTACCGGCTGCGTAGGTATAGACCTTGCCGCCGACCAACGGGCTACCGTTAGCATCGAAGAATTGTGCTTTAGGTTGTGGAGCAAGAACAGCCATAACTAGACCTCAATTAATGTTATCAGTTACCGTCAGGATGACGGACGGAATTGCGGGTACAGGGGCGCTGGCCGCCACTGCGCGAATTTGGCATCCTGTGTCATCAGTAGACCAAACCAACTCAAAATAATCGCCTGCGTTCAACTCTACCACAAAATTCCATGCGGCGGCAACTGCTGAACTGCTGCCGGGCAGCGTCACGCTGGTAGCAGAGTTTGCTATGTCCGCGCCATTTACCCTGTACCAGATAAAGACGTTTTTTGCGCCGGCGGTTGTCTTGTTAAGCTGCGCCGAAAACTGGAAGTTGTACGTGCCTATCCGGTCCACATACACACGCGACGTAGGTGACCCAATGTAGACGCCGTCAGATAGCGTGGTCGAATTAAGCGTGACCGGATACGCCGTATTGATGACTGCGGCGGATTGCGTGGTCGTATCGTAAAACGCGCCGTTGCGCTTGTCATCGACTTGCGGCGTGTACAGCGGCGCCAAGTCTTGCCCATAAGACGAACTTGCCGCTGAGTTAGATTGACCGCCGCCCGTTATCGTAAAAAGGTTAAATAAATACCTGTACCACTCTCGCGTCACCGTGCCGTCTGACACGTCCGTAATCGGGACACGCGACGCAGGAATGCGGGTGAGTTGGTCGTTAGGCATTCGTGCCGCTCAACAGCAGTTCAGCGCCGGTAAGGTAGATGCGGACAGGATCACTGCCGGACAGTTCATACACGCGGTCGCGCAGCTTCAGCGTCATGCCAAGGCGGCGCCACATGACGCGAGTGCCGGTCGCACCAATCTTGCCCATAGACGCCCAGTGTTCGTTGGACCATGTATGGCCGCCGTCATCAGACCAGCGAAGCATGGCTTGCGGATCGCTTCCTTGGCCGGTGTTCAGGCCGACGCCCGTTTCGCACTCAAGCTGCAAGCTATGATTTGCTGTACGTTTGAGGTTGTTTTGGCCTGTCGGCAGCGCACGCCATGAACGCAGCCAACGCTGCGCTATCCCGTTGTCTTCGAAAACATTTAGCTCAAACGTGTAAATGTTGCCGTTAGCGTAGTCGCCGACAATGATATTGCCTTGGAAGTTGCACTGGCAGTTGCTGCGGTGACGCGAGAACACGCCGCTGTTACCAGACGGGGTAAGCGGCAGCACCGTGTAGAACGCGCCGGAATAGAACGCTTCAGCGTTAAACGCGCCCACAGACGGCGCAATCGCGCTGTAGGAGGACCGTTGGTGCCATGCGCCGGTGGACGCGTCGAACACCCATGTCTCATCCGCGGACGGAAACGACAGAACGTAGAACGCGTGGCCGTCTTGCTGGTAGGTGTAGCCTACTGCGTCGCTCATATTCAGATAGTTTTGGATGCGCCATTCAATCGCGTGCGTGGACACGCGCTGGGCGTTATAGCCAGCAGCCCTGTAGACAACACCTTGGCCGCGGGCGTCAGCGCCCAGCCAGAACACAGTGTTATCCATCTTGGCGATGGAGTGCGGCGCGGCGCAACCGATTTCGTTAAACGCGCCTTGGATCGGCGACAGCGGAAAGTCTAACCCGCCGGAGTTGTACCACACTTCGGTAGAGTCCGTGCCAAACACCCAGCATTCGCGGTGGTCTACCAACAGACCGACGACGCCATCAGGGCTGCCTTCGGCGCTGGAAAACTCTAGCGGGTCAATCTGGAAGCCGTCGTAAAGCTGCGTCACCCAAATCTTCTGGCTGTTTGGTTCGTTGAACACGAAATAGCCGTCCAGATAGCCGACAGTAACCGCGCCGGGGAAGTCAGGGTCGGTGATCTGCCCAAACGTGTCGGTGGACTCGTCGTAGATGTACGCGTCAGGATTGCAGGCGAAGAATATCTGCGTGCCGTTGTCGGCGATGGACACAGGGCCAGTGCCGGTCACGTCGCCCAGCTTGACTGGCGTGCCGTTCAGGCTGGTCATTTTGTAAACTTCAAAGCCTGACACGACGTAATAGTCAGTGCCGCGCGTCTGATGCGCCCACAAACCGCGGATCGGGCCGGTGCCGATGGTCTTCTGTCTTAGCAGGCCGGGGCAACGCTGTAGAAAGGCAGGCTCCATGCCGCCTTCCGGTACGACTTCCGGAAACATATTTATCATGCGTGCGTCGGCAGCGTTTACCGACCGGGCCACATACGCGCTGCCCAGTATGGGCGTCTTCATTAGTAGTTTCCTGCGAAGATGTTATACCGCTGGCGTGTAGCTACAAGGCTGTACGGCATTGACATGATGTCGTCTGGATTGTTGATGCGCTTCAGGTTGCGCTTAGATGCCATAGCCAATCGCTGAACCTGCGGTGCGGGTTCGACGCCGAACTCAGGCGCCAGTTCGCACGCCAAGTTATAACGGAACGCACGCAGGTAGCCGGGCGGGAAATGCAGGACTGTGTCAAGCGTTGCGGGTTGCGTCAGTTCTTCAACCGAAATGAAATGCCATTCCAGATCGCGCGTCGGGCGCGGGTAAATGAACATTTCAACGTCAGGAAACGTCATGTTGACGAAGATGACTTGCGGGAACGTAGATGTTACAGTCTTGACAGCGATGCCGTCATACTGCTGCTGGTTAATGAATTTGATGCCGTAGCTAACGCCGGTGCCGGGGTCGCGGAAGTATGTCGCGTCATCCAACAGCACAGGGCGGTTGCCGATGAAGTTGCCGGAAGGGCCGAGCGTGCGCGACAGTTGGCCCGAAGGCCATGTGAATACTTGGTCTTGCGTGGAAAAAACCGACAGCCGCTCAGTGTTCCAGCTATCAATCATTTGGTTCATGGCGCGCAGTGCGTCCTGCGACGTGTCAGCCGAGGGAGTTTCGCCTTCTGCCAGAACGCCTAGAAGCCTAAGCGAACCATTAATGATGTCCCCAGCCGTTTCCATCGTTTAGTCTTCCTGCGTTGTGCGGCGGCGGCTAGTGCGCGCCGGCATTTCGTTCACTGTAACACTTACAGGCTCGTCAGGATAGTATCTTTCCCACCCAAAGTCTTCGTCGGCGAGGGCTTCCTCTTCGGATATAGCGACCTTTGCGCCGTGGATGTCGTGAACAAGATAGATAACAGCCATAGAAACTCCGTAAAATGGACGGCCCGAAGGCCGTCCAAATTAGTTACGCGCAGTGCAGGATTGCAAAGTTAATCACTACAGCTTCTGACAGCGAACCGCCAGAAATGTTGCGTAGGCTGATGCTGACAGAGCCAGCGCCCAAATTGTTTGCGAACACGTTGTACGATCCGGCGGTCGCTTGACCACCAGAGATAGTCAGAATAACAGTGTCATTTGCAGAAATGAAGCTGTTGTTCAGCGTGAACGTAGCGTTAGTGGCAGTAGCCAACGACGCGGCGTTCATGGTGATGCGGCCAGCGGGCTTGTTCAGCGTAACCGCAGTAGACTTATCTGTCGCCTGCGTGACTGTGCCTTGTGCTGCGGCGGTATAGCCGATTTGCTCATCGCTCAAGAGATATTGTGCGCCAATAATGTCTTGGTCGAGGTAAGCAACGCCAATAGGTTTGTTATTAGCCATTGATTTTCTCCTGAAAAGGATGCCCCGACTTAAAGCCGGGGCAAACCTATTAGCCAGCGATGCGGTACAGGTTGTACGTTGTCGCGCTGGTTTTAACAGCACGGAACAGTACGCTGCGCGATGCAACGCCTGTGCCAACGCCAACCAACGTCCAGCCAGTGCCTACTACGATAGTAGGAACGCCGGTGCTGGTAGCAACCAAAGTAAACTCAAACGATGAGTTGGTCTTTGCGCTGCTGATGTCGGTGTTGACAACCGAAACAGCAGGGAGCGTAAGATCGGCTGTAGAAGCCGAAGTGTACACAACAATGCCGCCAGCCAAATCGGCTGTGGTCAGTGTAGCTGCTGCGGTATACGCAGTAGGGATAGCCGAAGTACCAAGAGTAACTTCGCCAAGATTTCCGTCGCCGACTTGATAACCGCCAGCACCATTAGGAAGAGCCATAATAAAAATCCTTTAAAAAAGTTGGCCCCCGGCGAACCGAGGGCCAGTGTTAAATTAACCCCACATCCGGACGGCCATTTGTGGACGGATCGTGCTGTAGCCATACAGAACGTCAATACGGCAAGGCATACGGTCGTTGTTGATGTCGTACTGACGAACAACGCGCAAGCTGATGCCGTTAT